CCCAAGAGTGGATGGCCGGATTGTTCTTCTTCTTTATCGAACTTATGTACCTTCTTTTCTTAGTGGCATACCTAGTGCTATCATCTAGACTTAGCGACAATGGCAAGCCAGAGAAAACATCTGGAGCAATTATTGGAATGGTTGCCTTCGGTGGCTTAGCTGTTCTAGCAAACGCATTTCACACCTTCGACTACTGGGATTGGAACTGGGTAGAACCCCGTATGTGGGCTGGCACTATACTTGGAATAGCCGCCCCGATAGCGATCATTTCTGCAAGCAAGATGGCATCCAGGGTTGTATTTGCTAAAGCTCTTAAGCTTTAATTGGCTTTTTAGGAATCTTCCAGCCAGACTTCACAAGATCTTTTAAAAAATTAGTTTTTGTATATGGTTCGGATAATATCGCTTTATGCAATGAAACCTTGTCTGCTCCACCAACAACAACACCGCTTATATCTAAATACCTTAGATTCATTTTAAGGGCATGGTCTACACAATAAGAGAGCCATAAGTCTTCTATCCTATAAGCTGCAGATGGGACTATGTCCTTATTTGTTATAACATCTTCAAGCAATATCTTTGCATCAATCATTGCTGCTCCAGCCCCACAATACTGAACCTTGTATTCATTATTCTGCTGTCTTGTTCGGTCAGTATAGTAGTTTTTACCGCCGTTTGTCAAAGACCAGGCGTATGACGAGAAGTACGTATGCTCTCTATACTGAGCTAAAGATAATTCAATGTAGTTGTCAGGGATCGTTATATCATCATCTAAAAAGAATACAATCTCTGTTCCCTCTTCAGCAAGCTGTTTTCCTATGACAATTCTTCTAAATGAGAACAGATCGTTCCCGTCTTCCCTTATAACTATCTTTAAGTTAGTGGCATCTCTTAGCCTTGCTACTCCTGAAAGGATCAGCTTTTTCCTTTTTAGATCACCCAGTGATAGGTACACTGTGAAATCAGCGTATGTCTGCTTGCTTAGCATTTCTAGTGCTCTCAAGGTTCCCTCTGGTCTCAGCCAGCTTAGTAATACAACTGCTATCCTTGGTGAAAAATCTTTTATGACTTCTCCGACTTCTGACTGTATCTCGATAGTCTCATTAGAATATGCTACGAAATCTCTATAATATTTTTGAGCAATGAGCATTTCTTCATGCTGGATAGTTGATTTTTGTACATAGTCTTTTCTTTCCTCAGAGTCTTCTGGTATCTGCACTGTAAGGTTGTTGTCATGAACGTATGCCTCAATCAAACTCCTGTTCAGGTTGGCAGAATTCTCTTTGGTTTTGCGATTTCCAAGTTGAAGTCTTTTCCAATATTCCCAATCAGCAGAGAACCTTGCATCATCAAAGTATCCTATTTTTTCAAACACGGATCTCTTAAACATTGCATGAGCCATGCTTAGCTTATTGCTAATTATTTTATTAGTATTTAAATCTTTTCTAATTACCATGTCTTGTACTGCATTAATATTTTGCCTCAATAGCTTAATCATTTCAAAATATCTTGTTGAGTATGACATATCGTCAGCGTCATGAGTTGTAAAGTACCCCCAGTGCTTGTCTTTAAAAGCGTAGAGTCCGTAATTCCTAGAATAGTATGCCCCCATATTTACTTTATTTTCAAAGAGGAAGACCCTTGGATCGGGCAGGAATTTTTTTACAATATTTATAGTTTCATCTGTGGAGGCATCGTCAACTATTACCAGGTAAAAGTTTTTATAGGTCTGCCTGAGTATGCTCTTTATTGCCACCTCGATGGTCTTTTCTGCATTGTAGGCTGGCATAACAATTAATAAAGTTCTTTTATTCATGATATATCTAGTATACCATTAATAACGAGATGCTATAATAGGGTGTATGGTGAAGTCAGCGAAGCATCGAAAAGAATTATATAAGGTTTTAGAGGAGTTGCATCTCTACAAAGAAAAGCATGGGTGCTTTGATTGTAAGAATCGCTACCCCCACTATGTTCTAGAATTTGATCACAAACCAGAGTTTAATAAAATAGATGTTGTTTATAGAGTATTAAGAAACTACGGTCCAGAGGCTGCCTGGAATGAGGTAGCTAAATGTGATGTTGTTTGTGCAAACTGTCACAAAATTAGAACATATGATAGAGAGCAAGAATATGGATCTTGAAGATCAGATTAGATCTGTTTTATTTAGTATTGGTAAAGAAATTGAAATTATAAAGATAGATAATGAGAACACAATCATCTCAATTGATTACGAAAAGTACGTTTCTGAGCTTAAATCAATTTTAGAGGGGTATATAGGTACCCCTTAAACTTTACTTCGCTCTGAGCGTCTTTAGTTTATGTGCCACAATGGTATCTGTAGCCTCTCCATCCCTATAAAGGCGAATGACTGCAGCTGGATCTTCAGGGGTTCCGCTTACAGAGACTTCCGTTCCTGGAACATTATAAGTACCATTACGAATAATCCTTGTAATCTTTCCTTCTGCCCTACCGCCAGAAGAATTCCAGGAGACAATTGAGCCAACGCCAAGAGCCTTAAATATTTCTGACATACCAGTTGACCTAGTAAAATCTTTTCCAAAATCATTAAACAATGCTTTGTCCTTCATTCTATTTACGATTCCCCTCGACCACGAGAATCCCGAGTCTCCACCCCAAGCTTCCCACATAATTCTTCCATTAGATGGGTTTGCTCTGTTGTTAAAGTCCTTGCCTTTTTTATCTACTTCGTGACGAGAAAAGAATGAATACATACGCTTGACTACACTAAGAGACATTGATCGGCCAGCTGCAATGTCTGTTGCTCTGCCCCACCCCACAGCGGTTCCTGCACCAGTTGCCTTGCCGTCAGCTTTCCATTTCAAAGCCCTGCTCGCTGCAGACTTCATGGCAGCACTAGGGGCATAAGTCTCTGCCTTAGACATGTATTCCATGTCCATGTCATCATCAGGCATAGTGTGACCCTGGAGATTATCTAGCCTTTCAGCATCCTGGTACATCATGCCGATAGAGTAAGCTGTTGCTTCCCAAAATCCGTCTTCCTCTTCCTCATAAATTCTAACAGCCATAGCTGGATTCTCTGGGGGCATTGACTCAATAGCATATTCTGTTCCCTCAATGCCGTATGTTCCACCCTCATTCATAATGTGCTCTACCATACCGTGAACGACACCTTCGGTAGTCATGCCCATTACGTAGTCGCCTTCTTTGATATCCATCTTACGGACCCTCTTTTCTTTTATCCTCGTTTACCTCTGTACCTGGCCAGGCCTGAGCGGTATCGTTAGACAGAGCAACAGCTCTATGTGTAGTCATAAAAACATTATACCATGAGAAAGCCCCACACAGAGACCTGATGGAGTAGCCCAGTAAAAGCGGTAACTAGCCATCCTAAAAAGCTAAATCCTTGTCCTGTGTGGGGACACTTATATTATACTACAATTCCTCTATCTTTTTATCCTCATCGGGCAGCAGCTTCATTAGTTCATGGTATGCCTTGTCAATCTGCTCGGGATCATCTGTTTTCATTGCAGAGTCAAGGGCCAACATCATTGATTGGGCATTTTCAATATACTCAAACGCCCAGTCCCTAGACTGAGACAGAAACTTTATAAAGCCATCCTTATCCTCTACATTAGTATTATTAATGATAGTAAGTGTATCTTTAAGCTTTTCTGAAAGAACGGCCTTATCAAAACTTTCCTGGATAAGTAAAGCTGCAAGACTCTTGTTACCTTCTTTAAGCTTATAGATATTGTATACAAGAAATCCAATTAAAACAGAAGTTAGTGTTGCAACAACTGGCTCTATGATCATGCTTCCTTACCGCCTTCTCTTATCAAGAGTACAATTGCTCCGTTGTCCTCTAAAGCTTTCTTTACTCTTATCATATATTCTACGGCACGTTGTTTATCTTCACCCGTCAGGGACATAAACTTCTCTTCGCTAGCCCTAACGGTAATAAAGTTATCGTTGTCTTCTAGACTTACCGAAAATCCTTTTGGTGCATGTGCATCCAATGACCTAAAAGCTCTTGCCATTTCACTTGTATACATAATTGCCTAATCGTTTGTTAAATATTTCCAGGTTTCTGCCCATGCCTGCTTATTCCTATGCTTATTAAATTCTCTAGATATCTTGCCATTTTCTAAGTATACTCCGCCCCAGACTCCCCACTCTTTTTGGGAAACTCCTACGGCAAAACACATCCTTGCCAATGGGCAAGCTGCACATACTTTGTCAACTGCTGGTCTTAAGTTAATATCTTCTTCATAAGTATCAAAGAAGAGGTTGGTGTCATAGTCTTTGCAGGCAGAGGAGTCTTTCCATTCGCTGTTTTTCGACATACTACCTGACAAAATTATCAGGTAGAGACCATCCGCTTTTGCCTGGCACAATTCTTTTCTGAATAAACCATCGACCCTTTTGGTATCCTCCAAATTTAGAGGTTCTTCCTTTGTCTGAGGGGAATGAATGAACAACTGTCCAACCATCCCATTGCAAAGCTCTGTTTCTCTTTACTATTGTCTCCATTTGCTCTAGGGATTCAATCATCATCTCAATAGCCCATCTTGCTCTCTGTTTTTTTATTGTTGAATGCCAGCATATCCGCAAGCATTAATATCTATATATCCCAACATCAACGTCCTTAGCCTCTGCGAGGTCTACAAGATCTGAAACTGGCTCCTTTGGTTTGCTAAAATAAATAAGATAATCAACATCGTTCATGTTAGACTTTATCCAATTAGCTGGCACTTTATTAAATCTAATCCTTACTCCACGAGCTTTCAGGCTTCTTTCAGAAATATTTGAAAACTCCATCCCCATAGAGTTAATTCCAGCTGGTCCTGCGGAATAAATATTAACTTCGTTATCATCCTGAGATAACATGGACAGTGCTGTACCCATGGCTCTTAAAAATATATTGTAATCAGAAAAGTTTTTTGTTCCCTGAATTGCCACCATCATCTGACTGTCCTTCCGTAAGCTTGTCAACAATTATAATTAACTTGTTCAATTCTACCTTATCAGGTGTCATTGTGTCAACTGTTTTTGTAGTTTCTTTTAAGATATTCCCGTTTACAACTTTTGCGGTAAACAGAGAGTTATCCTTAATCCAATAGGCAGCATCTTCATGCATCACTACCAATAACTGCTTACCTCTTAAATCTCTTGTTGCCTGAGTATCCAGTGGCTTGTAATGAAAATTATCGTAACTCATGGGCATGCCGATCAAGCTGTAAATATAGCTTTGACTAATTCTTGTTTTTTTTAAATCAACTTTACGATTAACTGTATTGTTTAAGTTTTTATTAACAACGAAGGCTACTAAAAGTGTAATGACTGACCCTAAAAAATATTCCATAAAACTCCTAAACTACAATCATATCATTTATCCCAGGAACATACGCTTTACATTATTCAAGGCTTCGAGCTCTGTATCTGAAAGGTCGCTATGCTGATCACGATCAAAGGCTTTCTTGGTTAAGCCAACTATTGGGTTTTCGATAGTTGGATCCATAGAAACAAGACCTTTTGTCCACAAGGACATTATATCTGCCTGGAACTGTTTTTGCATTTGCTCATAAACATTGGGTGCAATATCAAACATTTTGTCTGTAAATTGATACGTAAAGTCTCCAGTATTTGAGTCTACCCCAGATACCTCCACAGCGCCGTTAAGTATCAAGAAGTCTATATATTCTTCTGGAGTAGGCACTAGTTATCTCCTACCAGGCGATTCTCAATCAGTCTTTCTCTCTCGTCTATAACCTGGTACGCAAACTTTTCTAGGTTTGCGTAGCCAACGGCATTATTAGCAATGTTATTATAATGGTGAGAGCAGAACTTCAATTCTCCGCCCACCCCCACGGCTTTGACAAAGGCCTGAGCAGAACATGAAGCATCACATCTATCAAAATTTGTAAGAGTCCACTCTTGCTTATCCGTTACTAAATCCAACTATTTATCCGTTCTATAGAATCCACTACCATTAAAGGTAACCCCTATAGAAGAGTATACCCTAGTTAATGGAACATTACAAGTTTTACATTCATAGTCTTGTTCTGGGTCTGAAATACCCCGCACTTTTGTGTACGGGGTATCACAGCTCCCACAACGATATTCGTATATGGGCATTGTTGTTTTCGCTACTTAGCGCCCTTCATTTCCTTTGCTGGGAAGGCTACTGAAGTTAGTACAGACATCACTCCAGCTAGACCAGCCAGGCCGACAACCGCGGTCCAGTCAACGTCTAGTAGACCGAGTGCGGTAGTTCCAATTGCTGCGATCGCAGTTTGTGCAACAGTCTTAATCGCACGTTCTAACATCATTGCTAACCATTCTTTTGTGAATGACATATTTCCTCCTTATTTACATTTGACTTTCGTCATTATTGTTTTGCCATAGTTTGACATCTTCATAGGTACTAGCTGCAGTATATGCTGTAAGAATGATACCCAATAGACTTACACCACCCGCCACTAGCCCAGAGCCCACTGACGTATCTGAAGCATATGTTATTGCTCCAAAAATTATCATAACAAAAGAAAGTCTATAAGCTCCGTAGATTAGCTTACGCCTAAACCTCCAGGATGGACCCTGACTGTTTTCTGTGGCATCAGAGTCCTTCAAAAAGAATAAGTTGTCCATAAGCCTTGGGGTCACTCTTTTAAAAGAGGACCACAGAGTCTTTTTCTTTCTTGCTGCCATGATTTCCTTTACGGTAGTTTAATTACCTGACCAACTTTAATTAAATTAACATTCTTGATGTTATTTAATTTCTTTAAGGTTGCAGTCGTAGTCTTGTTATCCCTTGCAATTTTTGTCAGGGTATCTCCAGACCTCACAACATAGAACTTCTCTGGCCTTGAGGGCTTCTTAGGAGCCACAGGAGCCTTTGTAACAGGTTTTGAGGTAGAAGTCTTTGTATCACTACCGCTAGTTTTGTAACCTGTTAGATGATCTGGTAATGGGTTCACATTCTTGGTTTTTGGTGATGGCTTCTTAGCGAAAGACTTTGCTTCTTCTGCTTTTGCCATAGACTCAAGGAAGCTGATTGGCTCTACGAACCCCCTGCCGTCTGAAGACCAGCCATGTGTCCTGCCCTTCCATATTTCCAGGTGCAAATGAACACCAGTGCTATACCCAGTCGTTCCCATAATTCCAAGCTGATCTCCAGCCTTTACAAGCTGACCAACTCTAAC